AGGTAACGGTGGTTGGGTTAAACCGTTGCTAGTAAAACTCCAAGAAACTGGAACTGTATAATCAACAAGCAAGTCAATAAATGTGCTTGAATTGTTAATAATTGGTAACCCCTTCTCAAAAATAGAAAATAACTTGTTGTTTAAAATCTGTTGGGCTAAAGGTACATCTTTTAAATTCTGTGTTAGATATAGCTTTTCTAAAGTATCTCTTGATGGTTGATCATCCTTAAAATAAAATACATTTTGACCACTAGTACCAACAAAAATACTATTTACACTACTTAAGGTACTTATAGTACCAGTATAGCCGTTATATGTTAAGTAAAGATCTGTACTATCTGTACTTAAAGATCTAATAATTGTTGTTTGGTTCTCATTAGTAAACTGCCAGAAAGGAACTAAATGATACCAGTTTGTTTGGTAATAAGTTCTATTTTCGTAATCATTAGAAAAACTACCATCGCAAAATAATTCAATCTTGTAATCAATGGAAGATAGGCTGTTACATAGCTGCCAAGAGTTATATCTATAGACATATATAGGATCAGTAAATTGAGCAGCAAAAACTGTCATGTTATCTACATATGTTCTGCTTTGATTAATACCCGAAGTTGTAGTTGAGGAATTATAGTAAACATCATTAACAGGTACAATGGATGGGTTAATTACATCTGTAATATAATTATAAGCTGAAAGATAGGTTGTGTAACTCTCAATTGGCTCGCCATTTAAATCAGCAGTAAATAAAGTGATTTTATAAACTCCTGGTAAAGGAAAATCATAGACTGAGTTGTTTTCTTTTAAAACAAAATTATCATTAACAGCAAAAACAATAAAGTCTTTGTCGGCAGATAAAGGTAAACTAGATAGAGAAACACTTAGAGTTACAGGCATCCCAGTGTAAGAAGAAACTGGGTAAACATTGTTGCTGCTAACAACGTATTCCCTTGTGCTTCCCTTGCCAGTTATGATTGAAAACGGTACACTCATTAGAGAATAGTAATTAAGTTAGATAAGGTAAAGTAGTCAGGCAAATATGGGAACATAAAATCTTGAAGTACTACAGATGATACAGAAGATTTTACATCGATATTTGGATATTGAAAATTATAATAAACGAAGCTTAGCCCGTTTCTTGCTCCATTTGTATTAGCAGTTTGAATTGACTGTACTCCAGCAATATCAAGAATTTGAGCATTTAAGTCAGTTATGTTTACAGTACCACCTAGAGACTGTAAATCAAAGTAACTCTGAATTGTATTAATAATAACACTCTTAATCTTGTCCCTGTTTACAACGACATTAGGGTTTGTTGTTACAATTATTCTAGCGCCAAAGTTAGTATCTTGAATTGCAGAGTCGTCTACGCTTGAACCATATCCAAATTGAAACGCCATGTAAACTGGATCCATAATTATTGGTTCAGCAGTTACTGTTTTAACTGAATTAATGGCTGATATAACAAAGTTCTTTTGAGCTGGTGTTACGAAGTTGTTCTTTGTAATCGTTGTAATTTTAGATGCAGATGTTTTTGGTACACAATAGATATAAACATTGTTAAAATTACAAGAAGAAGAAAATAATATTTGATTAGATAATACGTTTGTATCTAAATTTGGATCATTTAATTTTAGGCTATCTGTCAAATACTTTAAATGAGAATTTAAATATTGAGTATTGCTTAGTACTTTGGTTGAGAATACAAAACTAGCAAAGTTTGTATAAACAAAATTTTCATAGTCTGTAGCATTTACTAATCTGTATTGAGAAGTAAATGTTTGAGGGGCTCTTGTTCTAATTGACTCAACTGTTTCAGCATCAAAGAAGGCTGTAGAGTCTACCTCGTTATTAATATTAAGACCTAAAATTTGTAATGCGGTTAAGTAAGTTAAATTTTCATCTCTTACAGAAGCAAAAATTTGATTGAATCTTGGTGTATTGTAAAGAGATATTGCAGTATCATTTAACTTGTTGGCATTAATTTGCCCATCAACCCCATCAGATTGCAAGAAATACAATGCGATTAAATCTCCGCTTTGTAACTGACGACCAGTAATATTATCACCAAACTTAACCTCGTAGTGTTTATTTTCGTTTAATCTAATCTCACAAACTCTATCCTGAGGACCATACAAGAACAAGCTATCTACTCTTCTGTATTCAACACCAGCAGAAGATTGTGTTGGATATTCAACCATCTTTCCCTGATAGAGCAAGTAAGTAGAGCTAAATTGCTTCAACGTTTCATTAATTCCTGCCTGTGTTGTTTTCTCAAATGTAATATCGCTAGTAAATGTATAGTTAATACCATTTACATTTAAGTAGGAATATCTAGGAATTGTATAAACACCAGCTCCTAGTAATGAAGAATTAGCTACGAAAGGTAAGGCACAGGTTTGAGGTCCAACTGGGTTATAGTTTAACAGCTTTACAATTCGGTTTATGTTTTCGTATAATTGTGTTTCAGTAAAAACAGATTCACTAGATGTTTGGTTTAGATAAAATAGCAATGTCTGATAGGAATATGCTACAATGTCAATTATCGCATTTAAATTACTGCCCTCGAAATTCTGATCTGTAAAAACGGTATTAGATGGAGTGTTAAGACGCTCAATCATTAAGCGCTTAAGACTTGTGGCGTCAAATGCTGTATAGGCATTTGGAGCTAATTTGAATTCTGGATAAACACCTGTAGCCATATTATAAAATTGTTATTGCGTCTCCTTGAAATGAACCTTGCAAGGATAAAGATTGTTTTAATGTTGGTATTCTCAAAGCCAGATTAATTACATATAGGTATTGATCTGGGTACGGAATTACTTGCAAATCTACTATTTGAACTCTTGGTTCATATAGAGTTATAGCATTGACAATCTCGTTGGCAATGGCAGTAGCTGTTGTACTAGTAACTGGTTCAAACAAAAAATCTTCTATTCTTAAGCCATATTCTGGGCTTAATATCTTTTCACTCTTCTTTGTTGTTAAAAGATTAGAAATGCTGTTTTTAACAGCAGCAACATCATAAGAAACATTAAGATCAGTCTTTACTTTACGTGCAGCAATGTTATTGGTATAAAGTGTTTCCATAGACATGACATTAAAGTCCTGATATATGTACTTTATAGCACTATTAGGATTGACTGGCTTCTTAAAGAGATTGTTTAAGTTTACTGTTGCCATCTGTTAATTATTTATAAATTTTTGAACGAATTACATAAATATTTATATATGGCATCTCGATTTGAACAAGTAATAAAAGAACATTATGACAGATTTACTCGTAACGGGTTTCTTTGCGGTGATCTAGTTAGAATTAAGCAAGAAGCCTTTACTGGTCCGTGGTCTAAGACACAGTCTGTTGAGAAGATCAACATGCTTAAAGAGCTTGCTACTTCTGGTGATTATTTGCGTGTTAGCCACATTAAATCCCCATACGGTTTTAGTGCTAACGGTAAAGACTATGAACCTGATGCATTTTATCTCGATATTACAAGAGAAATTGCTCCTGGTCTCTTTACAGATAAAATAACAGTACCTTCATATCTTGTTGAATTAATGATGACAGGTGGTGAGAATAGAACTCAAACACCTATTAATCCAAAGCTTGTAAGACCAAATAACGAGATTATTAAGCCTGAGCCAGTCAAGCCAATTAACAGTACAGCCAGATATATGGATACTCAGCACCCAAGCTATCCTAAGATTGATGCTCCTCCAGGTAATGAAGATCCAGGTAACATTCCTCAGACAGATAAGAATGTTACTAGCAACCCTACTACTAACACAACCCTACCTTATACACAGAAGCATAAGATGGGTTATGGCAGTTATATGAAGGGTTATTAAACCATCGCCAACAAACAAGCGTAAAAGTTGATCTCTTGATCCATTACAAAAGCAGACTTATACAAGTGATCTGCGATGGTGACGAGCATTTTACGCTTATTTTTTTCGTCAAATTCAAACTCATTAATAAAGTTGAATAGCTGACGCATCAGTCCAACATAATCACCATTGAACACCTCTTCGTTCTCAATTACATGGCGACGAATAATAGTACAGTCTTTCTTAGATAGAACATTAATCAAGATGCCTTTTACAAGAGCAATGTTCTGCTTATTAGAAGCTGTCTGAAGAGATCCTGACCTGCTATTCTTCTGCAACTCATTAATAGCAATACGCAGGTCAGGATAATACTGCTCTGTAATAGCCTCAACTTGAACCTTCTCAAAGGCAACACTCTCTTTATTAAGAATATTAGCCAATTGATTCTCAAATTGAGTCTTTGAGATTTGAATATCGAACTTCTGACACCGGCTAGTTAATGCACTAATAATCTTGTGACCGTAGTTGG